ATCCAAGGCGCTCAAAATCCCGTTATTGTTGCAGCCGCAAGTCAGACTGTGTTCACCGTGCCTCAGTACGGCCTTGGCGGCTATTTGATGGTAATTGTTGATGGACTCGTCAAAGAATACAACGTAGACTATACTGAAAGCAGCACGACAAGTATCACGTTTGCAACCGGTCTCACGGCAGGTCAGCGCGTGATTACTCGAATGTTGTGATCAACCAACCGTACCGGCGAGGTTCACCGGGAACTCAACAGAGTTAAAACATGACTGAAGAAGTCCAAGCCTTAGCGGAAGTTGACTCCGCGCCTGCGCCAGAAGTGACGGCCACTTCTGAGACTGCTGTAAATGCGCCGGAAGTCGCTGAGAACCAGCCCGAGCAACCTGCGTCAAAGACATTTACGCAAGAAGAACTTGATGCTGCTATCGGCAAGCGCCTCGCAAGAGAACAGCGCAAATGGGAACGTGAACAAGCTGCACGGCAAGCCGTGCCAGTTGCTCCAAAGGAAGTACCGTCGATTGACAATTTTGATAGCCCTGACGCCTATGCGGAAGCACTGGCGTTGAAAAAGGCCGAAGAATTGTTGGCTCAACGGGACCGCCAGAAAGAGCAGGCTGAAATTGTTGAAGCCTATGGCGAACGTGAGGAAAAAGCACGGGATAAATACGACGACTATGAAGACGTTGTGTATAACCCAAAGCTGCGAATCACAGACGTGATGGCCGAGACAATCCAGCACTCTGAAATTGGGCCTGACCTTGCCTATTGGCTCGGATCAAACCCCAAAGAAGCTGATCGCATCGCCCGTCTGTCGCCCATCATGCAAGCGCGTGAAATCGGAAAGATTGAAGTCAAATTGACTGATAATCCTACGGTAAAGAAAACAACCTCCGCGCCAACACCGATTAGTCCGGTGACTGCGAGGTCTTCGGGAAGCCCGAGCCATGACACGACTGACCCCCGGTCAATCAAAACCATGTCTACCTCGGAGTGGATTGAAGCCGAACGCAATCGCCAGATTCGCAAGTACGAAGCGCAACGCAACCGCTAATTTTTGAAAGGACTTTTCAATGTCTAACAGCATTCTGACGATCGACATGATCACCCGCAAGGCTCTGGAAATTCTGGAGAACAACCTTGTTATCACCCGCAACGTGAACCGCCAGTACGACGACAGCTTCGCTGTTGAAGGTGCGAAGATCGGTTCTACACTGCGTATCCGTTTGCCCGACCGCGCTCTGGTAACTGACGGTGCCGCCCTGCAAGTCCAGGACGACAACGAACAGTTCACCACTTTGACTGTCGCAAACCAAAAGCACATTGGCGTGAACTTCACTTCCGCTGAATTGACCATGCAGTTGGACGACTTCGCAGAGCGTGTCTTGAAGCCACGTATCAGCCAGTTGGCCTCCAGCATCGACGCTGACGTTGCCAACGCCTACAAAACCATCGGCAACACCGTTGGTACACCTGGCACTACTCCTTCGACTTCTTTGGTGCTGTTGCAAGCCCAGCAGAAGCTGAACGAGAACGCTGCTGTGATGTCCCCACGTTACGCCACCGTCAACCCAGCCGCCAACGCTGGTTTGGTTGAAGGCATGAAGGGTTTGTTCAACCCCACCGACACCATCAGCAAGCAGTTTAAGAACGGCATGATGGGCACTGGCGTGTTGGGTTTTGAAGAAATCAACATGTCCCAGTCGATCAAGCAGCACACCACTGGCTCACGCGACGCTTCTGCATCCACTACCGTGAAAACTCCCGGTGTGACATCTGAAGGCGCTTCCAGCATCGTGCTGACTCAAGGTTCTGTGACTACAACAATCCGCGCCGGTGACGTGTTCACTGTTGCTGATTGCTTCGCAGTCAACCCACAGACCCGCGAGTCCACCGGTTCGCTGTTCCAGTTCGTCGCTTTGGCTGACGCTACTGCTGTGGCTGGCGACTGGACCGTGACCGTGGCTCCGATGTACTCGGCCTCGCACGCTTTGGCTACTGTGAACACTTTGCCTGCAACTGGTAAAGCCGTGACCTTCGTGGGCGCTGCTTCTACTCAGTACGCTCAAAACTTGGTGTACCACAAAGATGCGATCACATTCGCAACTGCCGACTTGTTGCTGCCACAAGGCGTTGACATGGCTGCTCGTGCCGTTCACAACGGTATCAGCTTGCGTGTTGTGCGTCAGTACGACATCAACAACGACCGCCTGCCTTGCCGTATTGACGTTCTGTACGGCTACAGCACAATCCGTCCACAAATGGGTTGCCGCATCTGGGGCTAATCTGATGGGGCTTCGGCCCCGTTCTTTGTATCAAATTTGAAAGGAAATTATCATGGCTCTCCCTAATGGTGCAGGTGGTTATCAAATCGGCGACGGTAACACCGGCGAAGCACAACTGTTCGTTCAAGGCGCTCCTACAGCCCTGACAGCTGCTGCGACTTTGACTTCAGCGCAACTGGCAATCGGTCTGTTTACATATACCGGCGCAGCCGTCAACTTGACTTTGCCCACTGTGGCATTGTTGGAAGCTGACATCTCCAGCGCTGAGAAAGTGAACTCGGCGTTTGACTTTACTATCATCAACATTGGCGGTACTAACGCAGCTACTCTCGTGGTTGGCACAGGTTGGACCATCGTTGGTGTTGCTGCTGTGTCTGCTAACACGTCTGCTCAGTTCCGCGCCCGTAAAACCGGCGATGGTGCTTGGACTGCGTACCGCATTGCCTAAACATAAATGGGGGCTTCGGTCCCCATTTTTAAAGGAACAAACATGTCAAACACCAAAGCTACTGGCGTTGCATATCTGGACCCCGAGTTCAGTACATGCTACGCAACAGATGAAATTGGCTACGCTCCTGCTGCTCAAGGCACTGTGACTCAACTGACAAGCAAAGCCACTGCGGTGACGCTGGACAAGTCTGCTGGTCGAATCACAATGAACAATGCGTCTTTGGCTACCGCCACAAACGCCACGTTCACTTTGAACAACAGCACGATTAGTGCCAACGATGCAGTGATTTTGACCATTTCTGGTGGTCAGGCTACTGCGGGTTCGTACAACGTATTCGCCAACTCGCTTTCCGCTGGTCAAGTTAGCATCACGTTGCGCAACATTTCGGGCGGTTCACTGTCCGAGGCTGTTGTCATCAACTTTGCCATAATCCACTGCGCAAGCTAAATTAAATGGGGGCTAATCACCCCCATTTTTAATTCATGGTCATATACCTTACACACCCGATCCACGGCGCTAAAGTAGCGACATTGGACATCGAAGCCGATTCTGATGAAAGAAACGGCTGGACACGCTACAATCCAGATACGCCTTCGGACGTCGAAGATGCGGCCCCTGTAAACGTGTTGGGGACAAAGCGCAAATACACTCGCCGAATCGAAGCAGTCGAGGGTGCAACCGAAGGAGTCTGACATGGCAACGTACACCGCTGGCGATCAAATTAACCGAGCATTGCGATTGCTGGGCGTACTGGCCGAAGGTGAAACACCCACAGCAGCGATGTCAAACGATGCCTTGACGGCGATGGATCAAATGATTGATTCATGGGACACCGAACGACTGTCGGTGTTCAGCACACAAGACCAAATTTTCACGTGGCCTGCGGGTTTGATTACTCGTACTCTTGGCCCTAGTGGCGACTTTACAGGGCTGCGCCCTGTGCTGCTTGATGACGCCACGTACTACCGTGACCCCGGCACTAACGTGTCGTTCGGTATCAAGTTTATCAACCAGCAGCAATACAACGGCATTGCGGTCAAGACCGTCACGTCCACCTATCCACAAGTCATTTTTGTCAACAACACATACCCTGATGTGACGATGACGGTCTACCCTCGTCCCACTCGGGACTTGGAATGGCACTTTATCTCCGTAGAGCGATTGGACAAGCCTGCCACGCTGGCTACCACGCTGCTGTTCCCGCCGGGGTATCTTCGTGCGTTTACCTACAACTTGGCGATGGAAATTGCGCCTGAGTACGGCATTGAACCAAGCGAACAAGTCAAACGCATTGCCATGACCAGCAAGCGCAACTTGAAGCGCATCAACAACCCTGACGATGTGATGTCGATGCCATACGCCATCGTTGCGACTCGTCAACGGTTCAACATCTACGCCGGTAACTACTGATGAAAAGCCCAATCCTTGGGTCATCGTATGTGGCCCGTAGTGTCAACGCTGCGGATAACCGCATGGTCAATCTGTTTCCCGAAATTATCCCTGAAGGGGGTAAAGAGCCGGGGTTCTTGAACCGTGCGCCTGGTCTTAGGTTTTTGGCGAACATGGGCGATGGCCCCATTCGTGGCTTGTGGCAATTCAACGGGTTTGCTTACGCAGTGTCGGGTGAGTCTTTGTACAAAATTGACTCGCTGTGGAGAGCAACCTTCATCGGCCTTGTATCGGGCGCGTCTGGTCCCGTCAGCATTGCAGACAACGGCACACAGATGTTCATTGCCTGCAATGGTCCCAGCTTTATCTATAACAGCCTGACAGACGAGTTCAAGCAGATCGACGACCCGGATTTCCCCGGCGCTGTCACTGTGGGGTATTTGAACGGCTATTTCGTGTTCAACGAGCCAAACAGCCAGCGACTGTGGATTACTCAGCTTCTTGATGGCACATCCATCGACCCGCTGGATTTCGCCAGCGCAGAAGGCTCACCGGACGGTCTTGTGTCGATCCTCATAAGCCACCGCGAAGCGTGGCTGTTTGGCACTAACTCTGCGGAGGTTTGGTACGACACTGGTGCTGCGGATTTCCCTTTGGGTCCAGTGCAGGGCGCGTACAACGAAATCGGCTGCATTGCACCGTTTTCTGTTGCTAAGTTGGACAACGGTATTTTTTGGTTAGGGGCTGACGCTCGGGGTCAAGGCATCGTTTACCGGGCAAACGGGTACACAGCGCAGCGTGTGTCAACTCACGCAATCGAGTGGCAGATTCAGCAGTACGAGAACATGACGGACGCGATTGCGTATACGTACCAGCAAGACGGTCATGCGTTCTACGTGCTGATTTTCCCGTCTGCCAACACCACATGGGTGTTTGACGTTGCCACAGGGATGTGGCATGAACGCGCAGCGTTTGTCAACGGCGACTTCACCCGCCATCGTTCTAACTGCCAAATGGCGTTCAACGGCGAGGTGGTTGTAGGCGACCATGAGGTGGGCAACCTGTACGCCTTTGATTTGAACGTCTTTTCCGACAACGGCGAAGTTCAAAAGTGGCTACGCTCGTGGAGAGCGCTGCCCACCGGGCAAAACGATTTGAACCGGACCGCGCAGCACTCGTTGCAGCTTGACGCTGAGACCGGCGCAATCGACGACAGCGTTACCACGCCAATCGTCATTATTGACGCATCAAACCCCAACGATGACCTGCTCACGGAAAGCGGCGATTACTTGGTATGGGAAGCCCCTGCGTCTGCGGGTGGCAGGTTGCTGATTGAAGTTGGCGTTCCCACTGCGGCAGGGATTGACCCGCAAGCCATGCTGCGTTGGTCTGACGATGGTGGGCACACTTGGAGCAACAGTCACTGGCGATCAATGGGTAAAACGGGTGCATACGGCACTCGTGTGATCTGGCGTCGATTGGGCATGACTCTCAAGCTGCGTGACCGTGTGTATGAAGTTTCGGGCACTGATCAGGTCAAAATCGCCATCATGGGCGCTGAACTCCTCATGAGTCCGACAAATGGCTGATCCAACGCCAAACATAACCAAAATCCCAGCACCTCGGGTTGCGCTGGTTGACCAGCGCACCGGGCTGGTGTCGAGGGAATGGTTTCGGTTTTTCAACAACATCTACGTGTTGACGGGCGGTGAAACCCAAGGCATCACTCAGATCGAAAATGGTGGCACTAGCGCGTCAACTGCCGCACAGGCACGGGCAAATTTAGGCGCAGGTACAGTCAATCGTGTGATCGGCACAGGGTACGCCAACGGTCTGTCATTGGTTGGCGACATCACAGACGAGGGGACGATCTCCCTTCAAGGTGACGTGGTTGCTGATTTGGGCAACACCACGGGAACACTTGACCTTGCCTCCAAAGTAAATGGTGTGCTGCCCGTTGCCCATGGCGGCACTGGTTTGTCGGCACGGCCTGCGGTTGTCACCAAGACAGCCGACTTTGCTCTTGCCGACACCGAAGGGTGGGTCATCAACAACAAGTCGGGTTCGACTTGCACAGTCACGCTGCCTGCGGCATCATCGTGGAGCGGTCGGGCTGTGGTGTTTAAAAACCTGCAAGCACAGACGCTGGTGTCAGCATCAAGTAATGTCGCACCAATAGGCAGCGCTACGCTGGGCACGGCAATTCTTCCCGCCAGCGTGGGCGCATGGGCAACCATCGTGTCGGACGGCACAAATTGGGTGGTGATGCAATTATGATGACAGTTACTTACGGCAAGGGCTTTGAGGTTGCAGACCCCGAACGAATCAAGGTCGAGTTTCGTGAAAAAATTATGATTGTGCAAGACGGTTTGCAGCGATTGATTGATAGCGGCGCGGTTCAATCTACCCTCGAAAATTGCACCTTGAAACATTATTTTGCGCCCAAGGACGACAAATACGGGTGCTGCACCTACGCCCGTGAAATGCTGATCCCCAAAGGAACGCTGATTATTGGCAAGATTCACCGTCATCAACACTTGAATTTTATCGCCAAAGGCAAGGTGACAGTGTTTACAGAATTTGGGCAAAAGCACCTTGAAGGCCCATGCACGTTTGTGTCTGAGGTGGGCCTGAAACGCGCTGTCTACGCCGAAGAAGATACATTGTGGACAACTGTTCACTTGACCGAGTTCCAATCTGAGGCAGAACTGGATAAAATCGAGCAAGAGGTCATTTCACCATCTTATGCCGAGATGGGCCTGATTGCCTGCGTTGACGCTTTGCCAAAACTTACGGCACAAGGAGAGAAATTATGACATGGGGATTTACAGCCATCGCAGCGGCCACCGTAGTTGGGGCCAAAATGTCGTCCAACGCTGCCGAAAGCGCTGCTGAAACTCAAGCTGGCGCTGCTGAACAAGCGGGCGATGTGTCTTTGCAAGTTGCAGACAAGCAGATACTTGCCAACAAAGAGTCGCTTGCACTGCAACTTGCCGCCGATAAAGAAGGGCTTGACAAACAGCTTGCTGCGCAGCAAAACACGTTAAACCAAACGCTGGCTGCGCAAGAGCGCATGGCAGCAACTGGCAACGCAGCAGCCGCTGATGCGTTAAACAAGCAACTCGCAGCGCAACAAGCCGCGCTTGACCAAACCCTCGGGTTGCAACGTGAGATGTACAACAAGCAGGTCGAAAACCTGCGCTCGTTCAAAGAAGCTGGCGAAGCGGGTCAATCCCGATTGATGGATTTGCTTGGGTTGAGCGGAAACAAAAACGCGCCCGGCTATGGTTCCGCAACCAACACATTTAGAGTTGAAGGGTTTGACCCCAGCACACTGTTCCAAGAATTCAACGCCAAGGAAATGGAAGAAGACCCCGGCTATGCGTTTCGCGTTGCCGAAGGTCAAAAAGCAATCGAGCGCTCAACGGCTGCACGAGGTGGGTTGCAGTCTGGTGCTGCGCTCAAGGCTGCTGCCAGGTTTGGTCAAGAGATGGGTTCTCAGGAATACCAAAATGCCTTCAACCGTTTCCAAGCCAACAAAGCGTTTCAGGCTCAGGAGTACGGCAACGCCTTCAATCGTTTTACCACTGAGCGTCAGAACCAGTTGGCTCCTTTGCTGTCGTTGACTGCCAGCGGTCAAGCTGCTGCTGCGGGTCAAGCTGCTGCTGGGGGCAACTTTGCTTCTGGCGCGTCTAACGCGCTGCAAAACTACGGCGCTGGTCAAGCAACCGCATACGGCAACTACGGTCAAACCGTGGGCAACATTGCAGCGCAACAAGGCGCAGGTCAATCCGCAGCATACGGTAACTACGGTGCTGGTCAGTCTGCCGCATATGGCGCATCAAGCCAAGCACGTCAAAGTGCTTACGGTCAACAGGGCGCTAACTTGACCAACATTTACGGTCAGCAAGGTGCTGGTCAGATCAACGCATTGACTGGCGCTGCCAACGCACGGGCAGCAGGCACGATTGGTTCTGCAAATGCTTATTCGTCTGCATTTGGTAGTTTGGGTAACATTTACGGCATGTACAACCAAAATCAGTTGATGAGTAAATATCTCACTCGGTAAGGAACAGACATGGCACTCGACCCCAGCATCATTCTTGGCGCGAAAACGCCGCAATTTGACCTGTCGCAGTTTTCGCCAGTCAACACCTTGATGGGCGCGATGAAGCTCAAGCAGCTTCAGCAAGAAGGTGACATCAATGCTTTAAATCTTAGGGAACGTCGAGGACTGCAAGAGTATTTGAGTGGTGGCCGGGAAACAGAAGCGCCGAACCTCAGTTCGCCCAATACCCGCACCATGCTTGCCACAAGATTTGGTGAGACAGGCCGCAAGGTTGCGACCAGTTTGACCGGCATTGACACGGCTCAAGCCGCGCTTCTTAAATCCGAAACTGAGGAGAAAACACGCCGCAACGCTTTGACTGTCTCTAAGACAGCGCAGTACCGTGACCTGCTTGCTAACGTAAACGACCAGCGTTCTGCAATCAAGTGGATTCAATTGCAGCAGAACGATCCTGACTTGGTTGACTCGCCTATTGCCAAAGTTTCGATTATGGACGCCGCCCGTAGCATCCCCGCTGACCCCGATGGATTTAACCAGTGGAAGCAACAGGCCGCGCTGGGTATCAGCAAGTTTATTGAGTTGAACAAACCATCGACCATGCAAATCAACCGTAGCGGGGCGACAGACGTTATCCAAACTCCAGGTTTGGGCGGCGCACCTAAGACTGTTGGTTCGTTTGCAGATGTGGCGTTGCCCGCAAACGTGGAAGAGCAGAAAAAACGGATTGCACGGGAATCGCGGCCCGTCACCACGGTCAATCTTCCCCCGCAAGAGAAAGCCGAACAGATTGATCGCGGCAAAATGTTGGTTGACCAATACAAAGACATCTCCAAAGCAGCCGGACTGGCTGCCAAGACGCTGCCGTCGCTTGACGCCAACTTGAACATTTTGGGCAAAGGTTTTGAAACAGGCTTTGGCACGGAAACCAAGGCGGCAGGCGCAAGTGTGCTGGCTGCGCTGGGCGTATCTAACGCAGAAAAATTTGCCACCAACGCGCAAATCTTTCAGGCGAAAGCCACAGAAGCCGTGCTGCAAAAGCAGTTGGAACAAAAAGGCCCGCAGACCGAAGCTGACGCGAAGCGTATCGACGCCGTGGGCGCGCAACTTGGCAAGACCACCGACGGTAACAAGTTCTTGCTAACCGTTGCCAAAGAGCAGCTGCGCCGCGATATAGATCAGCGCAACTTCTACGACGCCTGGTGGAAGAAAAACAAGACCTACGACGGCGCCGAAGATGCGTGGTTTGCTGGCGAAGGCGGCAGGTCACTGTTTGACCGCCCAGCGCTCAAGTCGTACGCAGCGCCTGCTGAAAGCACTGCCGCGCAGATTCCTACGACCGCTACGCCTACACGCGCAGCACCCACGCCTGCCATCCCGCAAGCCGCGATTGACGCTCTTAGAGCTGGCCGGGGTACTGACGCACAGTTTGACGCCATCTTTGGTCCTGGAGCTGCGAAACGTGCCAGAGGAGGCAAGTAAATGGCCGCTAATTTTTTTGCTGAATTTGCCCCTGCATCGGCGGCTACAGTAAATCCGTTTGCTGAATTTGCGGCTGCACCAGTCCAAACCGAAATACCTAGCGCCCGCCGAGAGCCGAGCTTTCTGACGCGGTTTGGCCGCAGCGCGGCTTCGCTGGCTGACGTTACGGTGGGCGGCGTGCTGCCTGCCGTTGTGCAGCAAGTAGGCTACCCGCTGGCGCGTTTGGGCCGTTCGCCGCAAGAAGCGCAGGCCGCTACTGCGCGCTTGGTCAGCGCGGTCGAGTCGCCAGTTGGCAGAACTTTTGGCGTCACTGACACACCGGAATACCAGCAAGAGGCTGGCCGTCAGTTGGTAGACTTCATCGGGCAGAACTTCCAAAAGGGCGCCAAGTGGATCGCCGAAAAGACTGGCCTTCCACAGTCGGACGTGGAAAACTACATGGGTACCGCAACCGTGGCTGCGCCTACCGCTGTCAAGCCTGTTGCCCGCGCAGTCCGCGACGTAGCAGCGCCGGTAGTTGAAAAGGCTGTTGTTGGCGCAAAGATGCCGTTTGAGCCTATGCTTCAAGCCCGCCGCGAACGCCAGTCGTTGGAAGACTACGCCCGTGGTCCGCAGATCGACGCAGCGGCTGACGCGCAGCGTTTGGGCATTGCCCTCAATCCAACAGACATTCAGCCCACCTTGGGACCAAAACTGACAGCGATGGCAGCAGGCCCCCGCGCACCAGAAGCGCTGGCTAACGCCAACAAAAATCAAGTGCGTAAGGTGGCGCTTGGTGATATGGGTCTACCGCTGACAACGCAGCTCAACAGCCCAAAGGCGTTTCAGCAAGCCCGCGCACAGGTAGCCGCACCCTACGAACAGGTTAAGAAGCTGCCCATCCAACAAGCTGACGACGCAATGGTTCAGCGTCTGGAAGCGCTGCGCGCCGATCTGGACGTTATTGGAGCCAAAGAGTACGCGCCTGCCATCAGCAAGATTGTTGATGACGCTGTTGCAAAAACGCAGACGGGTCTGACTGGTGAGCAGTTGCTCAAAAACATCAGCGTTTTGCGTGAGCGCGCACGCAAAACGTACAACAACAAGTCGGCTACCACCGAAGCGTTGGACATTGCAGATACCAATCTTAAAGTGGCAACCGAGCTGGAGTCGATGATCGACAACAGCATCTTCAACCCAAAGTTGCTCAGTGAGTTCCGCGACGCACGCCAGAAGATGGCTAAGACGTATGCGTATGAGGGCGCAACGGACCTCAACACCGGCATGGTCGATGTGGGCAAACTTGCCCGTATCACGGCCAAAGACAACGCCTTGACCGGCGACATTGCGTCGCTTGGCAAGATCGCGGGTAACTTCCCCGACGTGTTCAGCGCCCAGCCTACGCCTGGCTTTTTCAGCGCGCCCCGTTTGAGCCGATCCGGCGCAGGTGGTGCGGCTGGCGCGTTGGTCGGTTCGCAGTTTGGCTTGACCGGCTCTATCTTGGGCGGTGTGCTGGGCGGCGCGGCTGGTGAAACCGCCAGCGCTTTGGCTGCGCGTCGGGTAGCGTCTCCCGGCTACCAAGCTGGCTTGACCCTGCGCGATGCGCGCATCCCGGTCAACCAGTTGGCGTCGTCAATGCAGCCTATCCCGCAGAGCAACGCTTTGGTGCCTTACCAAGCGCCTGTGGAAGTTCTTGGTCCCGGCGAAGGCACTTACTTCCCCAACTTTGTGATGCAACCCAACCAGTACGGTCCCCGCGTTACAACGCAGACGCCGGACCTGCGTAACGCACTGCCCGCCCCCAGCGCGGAAGGTACGCTTAACATGCTGCGCGCCGAAGACACCCGACGTGCAGGCATGTCCCGCACGCTGGGTCAGCAAGCCGAGGCGCAGCAAGCCGCCGCAGAAGCCGCTACGCGCCGCCCCACCAGCGGTGCAGTGGAAATGCAGATCAACCCGCTGACCGGACTGCCCGAGATCGCCACTGGCATCAAAGGCGCTACGCCAGCCACGTTTCAAGATTTTGGTACGTCACTCAAGTCGGCTACCGACAAGGCTACGGCAGGGCGCATGTTTGACTTGACTGCAGCCGAAAAGGTTGCGTTTGACAAGACACGCGTTGACCTGGCTGAAGTTGTGTCCGGCATGAAAACGCTGGACGACAAAGCTCTTGCCGCCAAGATGCAAGACCGCGCTTGGGTAGCTGACGCCATCACCAAGGCGCAGCAAAAAGCACGTGCGTTTGACGACATTGTTGCTCGGGCGACCACTGAGCGCCTGCGCCAAGACGCTATGATTAAGCGCGAACAGATGATGGATTTGCTGGAAACACTTGAAGGACAGTTTGGCAAAGCTCGTCCGGTCAAGACTGGCGGTCAGGGTCCAAAGACACGCGCATTCCAGCGCAACATGCTGCGCCCAGACGGTGACGAAATTCAAAACGCATTGGTGAAATAATGAGCACGATCGACGCGACAGATGCGCGCCTGTCAACCCATGAGGAAATCTGCGCCCTGCGGTATGAGCAGATCAACGCCAGGCTCAAGCGCATCGAAGGCATCTTGATGAAGACTGCTGGCTTGATGATTGTGTCAATGGCCGGTACGATCTTCAGCGCTGTCTGGATATTAAAGTGAAAGACTGGGCGGTCAGCTTTATTGCTGCTGCCCTTGTTGTTGGGCTTGTCGTTTGGTGCGCCAAGATATTTATTGAGGTGTTGATGTAATGGACCCGATCACATTGGCGCTTGCTGGCATGGCGGCTGTTCAAAAGACGGTTGCCATGATCAAGGAAGTGTCAGGAACCGTAGATGATGTACGAAGTCTTGGCCCATTGCTCGGCAAGTACTTTGAGCAAAAGCATGAAGTCACCAAGGCGTTAGACCAAGCCAAAAACAGTGGCGGCTCCAACATGGGCAAAGCCATTCAAATTGAACTTGATCTCAAGGCGCAAAAGGATTTTGAGGAACAGGTAAAAAACCTGTTTTTCCCGCACAACATGGACGTGTGGAATTCCATCATGGTCCGTGTTGCGGAGATGAACAAGCAAGACAAGATTGACGCGCAGCTTGCGCGTGACCGTGCGTTGAGAGCAAAGCAAGAGCGTGAAGAACTTATTGAAATTGCCATCGTGGTTGGTGGCGTACTGCTGATTTTTCTTCTGGTAGGCTTTGGGGTCTATCTTCTCATGGACGCAAGGAGCGCATAAATGCTATCTCTCATATCAACCCTTGGCGGTCTGCTGATCTCCGGTTTACCAAAGCTGTTGGAATACTTTCAAAACAAGGCTGACCAAGAGCACGAGCTGGCGCTGGCCCGAGTCCAGACAGAACGTGAGCTGCAAATGGCCGCTGCTGGCTTTGCAGCACAACTCAAGATTGAAGAAGTCCGCACCGAGCAAGTAGCAATGCAGGCTGAAGCCCAGATGACAGAGGCTGCATTGGCGCACGATGCCAAGGTGCTTGAGAAAGCCAGCACATGGGTGTCCAGTTATGTGGGCACTGTACGCCCCACAGTGACCTACATCTTTGTGATCGAGTTGGTGGCGATCAACGCCTTCATGGCTTGGTATCTGTACCATCACCCCGGCTTGATTCAGAACATTGATGATGTCATCAAATACTCCGACCTGATCTTCTCCAGCGACGAGATGGCAATGCTTGGCGGCATCATTGGGTTCTGGTTTGGTAGCCGTAACTGGGCGAAGAAGTGAAACTGAGCAAGGCAGGCGAAGACTTGATGCACAAGTACGAGGGCTTTCGCTCTCGGCCCTACTTGTGTCCTGCGCACATTTGGACGATTGGCTACGGCCACGTTCTGTACCAAGAACAGATCAGGCTGCCTGTGGTGCGTGTTGAGGGCTACACAGGCATGATTCGCAAAGAATACCC